AACCCGCAACTGGCAACCCGCCGGACCCGTCTGGCTTAACCCCGAAACCGAAATCAGCGTCCCTGAAATCAGAGACGCCGCATGAAATCGGCGGACAACATGTTTGACAAACACCGGTCGCGCCGTTGCCTCGAAGTCCAAGACCGGGCGTGGCGTGGCGACCGTGCCGATCTTCCTGCTGGTGCCCCAAGTCAGGCTGTCGAAGCGGCTGGATCTGGCGCGGGATGCTGAGCGCGCGCATGACGCCGTACCGGGGCTGATCGTGGCGAACTGGGTGGAGGCAAGGCTGTGATCAATGTCGCGCCAATGGGCGTTCGAAGATATTGTCAGAAAAGAGGCGAACCACTTACTGCGGACCTTCGTGGACGGCAAAGCGAAATCTTACGTAGCTTTATGCCATGTGAAAACCACAGCAATATCCTATTTTAGGCCACATTTCTGGCCGATGTAAATAACGATAGAAATAACCCGAAGGGGCAATACATGCTGACCATCGCAGGCGGAATCATTCTCGGTTTCTTTGCAATCGTAATCATCGGTTTGTTCTGGCAAGTAATCCTGAGCTTAGTGCTAATGGTCTTTTGCCTGATCATCATCGTGATGGCATTCGTTTTTGTTCCCGAAGTCGTTGAACTGATGCCCACACTTGCAAAAAATATCATCGGCGGATTCCTTGTACTGTTGGTCCTTGGAGGGTTCGGATTCCTAGTTATGGCGAATCTCCGCCCCGCAATTTCAGCAATTATTGGAAAGGTGGGGGTCCGGTCGGGCCTGCTGATTGTTTGCGGGCTTGTCGCTGTGCCGCTCGTCCTCTCCTACCTCGCTGTCCAGCCAAAGTCTGGCGACGACATATCAGTGTGGATTGGCACGACTTTCGCTTTCGCCTTGTCTTGGGCGCTACTTGTCTTTGGGGGGTGGGCAATGTGTATTGCGATAGCACATTTTTTCAAGACAGTGGGGCAGTGGGTAAGAGACACGGTTAAGGCGAAATAATCGCAAAAACGTCGCTCATTTGCTGCTTTGCAACCCGCCATGCCTAACTTCTTACGCCTTAATCCTATAAATAAAGGAAAATTGCAACGTAAGTTTTATAAGGATGAAAGGTAACTTTGTCCGCACTGTGTGAGTTCGTGCACAGTGCAGCGAAAGTCCGTTTCTGGTCCTCGCGTCGAACGCTGCGTGCGAGCTTTCGAGCTTTCGAGCTCTGAAATGGTTTCCAAGTTGCTGTTGCACTGAAATAAAACAGACAGAGATCAAATGCCCACATCCCGCGAAACCATCCTGAATGGACTGCATGCGCGGCTTTCGGCGCTGCCCGCCACCGCCTTGCGCGGCGAGGTCCTGCCCGAGCGCGTTCCGGCTAACGGCCTGCTGATCTTGCGCGACGGCGAACCGGGGGATCCGGAGATCACACTGTCGCCCCTGCGCTACCATTACCAGCACCGGGCCGAGATCGAGGCGGTCATACAGGGCGCGGCGCGTGACACCGCCTTCGACACGCTGAGCGCCAGCATCGGCTTTGCAATTGCCGCCGACCGGACGCTGGGCGGTCTCTGCGACTGGGTCGAGGCGGAAGCGCCGCGCCCTGTCGATCTGCCGGTCGAGGGCGCAGCCAGCCTGAAGGCGGCGGTGATCTCAGTGGTGCTGCACTATTCCACGGCCGATCCACTGGCCTGATCAACCGGCTTTGTGCCCGTGGTATATGGTCGGGACTTGCACTTCCCCTCAACCTGCGCGCCGCTCTCGATGCTCAGGCTCTCATAGGTGATTTCGCCGGTCACCCGCGCGCTGCTGTGCAGCCTGACCTTGCCGCCGATGACTTGCCCGTTGAAGCGCCCCTTGATGGCGATACTGGCAGCGTGCAGCTCGCCTTCGACCTCGCCAGTCTCCTCGATAACGATGGCGGACGCCTCCACACGACCTTTGACGAAACCGGGCAACTCGACGGTGCCGGGAAAGAACAGCTCGCCGGTGATGCGCGAGCCCGCGCCAAGATGCGAGCGGCCACCGGTCCCGGCGGCGGGGTACTTTTCATCTGCCATTGAGGTCTGCCTTTTTCAGTTTCGGGCCCTCCCGGGGCTCATCCCCTTCCACATACAGGAGAACCCACCATGGCACGAGCCCAAGGGGCGCGAGCGCAGATGGCGCTTGCGTTCGAGATGACCTATGGAACGCTGCCTGTGGGTGGCTTCACGAAGATGCCCTTTGCCAGCACGTCGCTGGGGGCGGAGCAGCCGCTGATGAACTCGGAACTGCTGGGCTATGGCCGGGATCCGCTGGCACCAATCAAGGATGCGGTAACGGCGGATGGCGACGTGGTGGTGCCGCTCGACGCCGAGGCCTTTGGCTTCTGGTTGAAGGCGGCATTCGGCCAGCCTGTCACCACCGGCGCGGAGGCCCCGTACAGCCACGAGTTCCAGTCGGGGTCCTGGACGCTGCCCAGCTTGTCGATCGAGACCGGCATGCCCGAGGTGCCGCGCTATGCGATGTATTCCGGTTGCGTGCTGGATCAGCTCAGCTGGCAGATGCAGCGCTCCGGGCTGCTGACCGCAACGGCGCGGCTAGTGGCGCAGGGCGAGACGCTGGGCACGACCACCAACGCGGGCACTCCAGCGGCTCTCAACCTTAAGCGGTTCGGCCATTTCAACGGCGCAATCACCCGGAACGGCACGGCGCTCGGCAATGTGATTTCGACCGAGATCACCTATGCCAACAATCTCGACCGGATCGAAACCATCCGCAGCGATGGCAATATCGACGGCGCCGATCCGTCGATCGCAGCGTTGACCGGGCGGATCGAGGTCCGTTTTGCCGACAGCACGCTGGTCAGCCAGGCGATCAACGGCGATCCCTGTGAGATCGTGTCGGCCTATGTCCTGCCCTCGGGCGAGAGTTTCACCTTCACCGTGCACGCCGTCTATCTGCCGCGCCCGCGCATCGAGATCTCCGGACCGCAGGGCGTGCAGGCGACGTTCGAGTGGCAGGCAGCGCGCGACGCAGTGCTGGGCCGGATGTGCACCGCGACCCTGATCAATGACATCGAGGAGTATTGAGCATGATTCGACTGAACCTGACAGCCACACCGGAATGGCTGGACCTCGCCCCTGGCCTGCGCCTGCTGGTCGGCCCGCTGACCACTGCGCTGATGGTGTCGGCGCGATCTGATCCTGTCGTCGAGGCGATGTCCGAAACTTCCGGCGCTGAAGAGTTGGCACTGGCGATGGCCAAGGCGGTGGCCCGCCGCGCGGTGCTGGATTGGGAGGGCGTGGGCGACGATCAGGGCAACCTGGTGCCGGTGACACCCGAGGGGGTCGACGCGCTTCTCGACATCTGGCCGGTATTCGAGGCGTTTCAAACCTCCTATGTGGCGCGAGGGCTGATCCTGGACGCGGAAAAAAACGTCTCCGCGCCCTCGCCGAATGGTCCTTCGGCGGGGGCGAGCGGTATTGCGACGCCTGTAAAACGCAGTGCGAAGACTGCCCAGCACGGTTGAACCGACCGGCAACGTTTGAAGGCTGGCAGGTCTGGGACCTTGTCAGCCGCCTCGGCGGGCAGTTGCGCGTGCTGCCCGGCGCGGTGATCGGCTGGGATATGTCAGCAGCGCTGGCCCTTGGTGACGCGCTGGGCGTGCCGCCCATGGCAATGGCGGAACTGCTGCCCGTCATCGAAGCGGTGATGGTCACAAAACTCAACGAACAGATGGATCATTCCCATGGCAGAGAAACGGGTTAGCGTCCGCCTCGCAGCGGTGGGCGGGCGCCAGGTGCGCGCGGAGTTGGAAGGCGTCGGTGAGGCTGGGGCGCGGGGCTTCGGGCGGCTGTCGCGCGAAATGGACATGGCCAACGCGCGAGTTGCGGCCTTTGCACGCCGCGCGACGGTGGCTGCTGCGGCAGCCACAGCAGCGCTGGCGGCGGCGGGCGTGGCGATGATCCGCTCGGGGCTACAGACCGTCGATGCGCAGGCCAAGATGGCGCAATCGCTGGGCACCACAGTCGCCAGCATTCAAGTTCTGGAGCGTGCGGGCGATCTGGCGGGCGTTTCCATGGGTCAGGTGGAACAGGCCACGGTGCAACTGACCCGGCGGCTGAGCCAGG